ACCTTGAAGAGTTCTGTTCTTACTTGCAGAATGCACAAGACAAAGAAGAGATCCTGTTACGCAAGCCTTGGACAGATGACGAGACGCAGCTTACCTACTTCAGACTGAAAGACTTTGAGGCGTTCTTGCGTAAGAATAAGTTCTTTGAATATAAGTCACATAAGGTAGCGCAAAGACTGAGAGATATAAACGGCGAGTCCACGGTCCTCAAGATCAAAGGCAGAGCCGTCAGGGTATGGCACATACCATCTTATGAGAGCGGAGACATGGACATAGATCCACCAAAGTTTGGAAACGAGGCACCATTTTGATAGACGAGTTTAAAAGGACGCGAAACAAAGAGATCGTCCGCATGATTGACGAGCAGCATATGACAGCAACTGCGGTTGGTAGGTGGTTCAACATCTCCAAGCAGCGCGTGTCACAGATATATAACAGGGAAAAGAATAATGTTCAGGATATTCGGTCCACCGGGAACGGGCAAAACCACGACTCTGCTTAATATGGTGGACAAGGCTCTGGAAGAGGGCACTCCACCTATGAGCATTGCCTTTCTAGCCTTTACTCGTAAAGCAGCTACGGAAGCCAAAGAACGGGCGGCGGCACGGTTCAAGCTTGATCCAAAGCAAGATCTGTTTTACTTCAGAACACTACACAGTCTTGCACTTACTCTGTCTGACATAAAGCCCGAACAGATCATGCAGCCCGAGAATTACAACGAATTAAGCACGGCTATCGGCATCAACCTCGTGTCTGGCAACGTGGCGATAGACGATGACATATCTGATGTGCTTAACAAGCACGATCCGATCATCAGCTTGATCAACTTAGCTCGTATCAAGAAGACGCCGCTGCGCGAAGAATACAACCACAGTTCTTTGCAAGAGGACTGGAACACCGTCAATTTTGTAGCCAAGAGCCTACACGAATACAAAACCTCTTTGGGCCTTTATGATTTTACCGACATGCTGCAAAACTTTGTAGATGACGGACACCGCTTCTGCCCTCCGTTTGAGCTTTGCTTTCTCGATGAGGCGCAAGACTTGTCTCCCTTACAGTGGGACATAGCCCACCTGATAGAGCAAAAGACCAACCGCATGTACTGCGCGGGTGACGATGACCAAGCAATCTACCGTTGGGCAGGCGCTGATGTAGAGCATTTCATACAACTCGACGGGCCGTCCGAGACACTGTCTAAGTCCTACCGCATACCATCTACCGTCCATGACATAGCGCAGCGCATCTCAGGTCGGATCAAAAACCGATACCCGAAGAAGTATGAGCCTCGCCAAGAGAGCGGCGGTTACTTACGCATTACTGATCTGAACGAGCTAGACATGTCGAGAGACAGTTGGCTTGTACTGGCGCAAGCGGGATACCAACTACAGCCCGTGTCTGCCGATCTACGCTCCAACGGTTACTTGTTTACCTACCGCGGCTCACGGTCCATTGGTGAGAAGATAAGTGACGCCGTCAACGGGTGGACCGATTTGCAGAAGGGCAAGTCTGTCTCTGGCAAGACAGCGCGAAACATCTACACGTTTATGTCTGTGGGTAAGCGTATTACTCGTGGCTATAAAAAACTGCCCGCGCTTGAAGACACCGACATGGTAAACCTAGCCGAGTTACAAATACACCACGGCTTGGCAATCGTGGAAGAAATGATCTGGTCCGAAGCAATGGATAAGATACCCGATAAAGATAGAGCATACATTACAGCTTTGCTGCGACGCGGAGAGAAGTTCAATGGCATCCCCCGTATCACAGTGTCCACGATCCACGGATCAAAGGGCGGTGAAGCTGACAATGTCGTGCTTTTTACAGATTTATCTACAGCGGCTGACGAGGCCATGCAGATGAACCCAGACGATATGCACAGAGTTTTTTATGTGGGCGTCACGCGCACTCGTAAAAACTTGTATGTCGTAGAACCCGAAGATGCACATAGGAGTTATGATTTATGAAATGTTGGCACTGTGATGAAGATGTAATATGGGGCGGCGATCACGATATCGAGGAGCATAATTATATGTCCGAAGAATATCTGATTGAAACAAACATGTCGTGTCCAAACTGTGGATCTTTTTACCTCGTCTACTATCCAAAGGACAAAAATAATGAAACGTGATGAAATATTGAGGCAAGCAGAAACTCTTATTAACGGTGACCGAGCGCAAGACTACGGCGACGCAAAAGAAAACTTTCAGGATATAGGCGATCTCTGGTCGGTTTTTCTCAAGACTGAGATCAATGCAGAACAGGTTGCCGTCTGTATGATCCTGATGAAGTGCGCTCGACTGATGAAGTCCAACCACATGGACGGTTGGGTTGATATCTGTGGGTATGCTGCGCTTGGCGGAGAAAAGTAATGGCCCTACAAATGCACATGTTCGCTCCAAAGAGCGAATGGGTTCCTCCGCATGATCTACCCGATCTAACGGACGCCAAACGGATTGCAGTAGATGTGGAGACAAGAGATCCAAATATCAAGTCAAACGGACCAGGATGGGCAACTGGAGATGGGGAGGTTGTAGGTTATGCAATTGCAACCGATACATGGTCTGGCTACATCCCAATTCGACACAATGGCGGCGGCAATCTTGATGAGAAGATAGTCAACCGTTGGCTCAAGAAAGTATTTGAGTGTCCCGCTGATAAAATCATGCACAACGCACAGTACGATGCGGGGTGGATCAGGCGCATGGGGTTTGATCTCAAGGGCAAGATGTTCGACACTATGCTGATCGGATCACTGCTTGATGAGAACAGATTCAGTTACAGCCTTAACGCTCTAGCTTTTGATTATCTGGACAAGACTAAATCAGAGAAGCTTCTGAACGAAGCAGCGCAAGCATTTGGTCTGGACCCGAAGTCAGAGATGTACAAGATGCCCGCCATGTTTGTCGGCCCCTATGCCGAAGCGGACGCAGAGATCACGCTTGAGTTATTCAACTACTTTCAGAGTAAGATAATATCGGAGGGCGTGTCAGATATTGTTGACTTAGAAACCAGACTACTGCCGTGCCTGATCGATATGACTTGGCGTGGTGTTCGTGTGGATCTGGACAAAGCAGAGCGGCTGCGCAACGAATTGTTGAAACGTGAGAAGACTGTTTTGCAGTCAATCAAAAAACTAACGGGAATGGATGTAGAAATCTGGGCGGCGCAGTCTATAGCAAAGGCTTTTGAAAAGCTAGAATTAAGTTATCCACGTACAGAAAAAGATGCTCCGTCGTTTACCAAGTCATATTTGTCAGACCACGAGCATGAATTACCCAAGCTAATTGTCGAAGCTCGTAATCTTAACAAGACCTCTGGCACGTTTATTAATACAATTCTAAAACACTGTCGATCAGATGGGCGGATCCATTCGCACATAAACCAGATCAGGTCAGATGATGGCGGTACGGTTTCGGGCCGAATTTCGATGAACAACCCCAACTTACAACAAATTCCCGCTCGTGATCCAGAGTTGGGGCCGATGATACGCGGTCTGTTCTTGCCAGAAGAAGGGGACCAGTGGGCTGCAATAGACTTCTCGCAACAGGAACCACGGATCTTGGTGCATTACGCACATGTATTTGGTCAGAATAGAAACAGCCCGCTCCGCGGAGCCGAAGAGTTTGTTAATATGTACAACTCAGATCCAAAGACTGACTTCCATACCATGGTTGCAGAGATGGCACAAATCCCGCGTAAACAGGCCAAGACCATAAACCTCGGCATGATGTACGGCATGGGCGTCAATAAACTAGCCGATCAGCTTGGGATCGAAGCAGATGAAGCCCGAGACATAATCAAACAGTATCATTCGCGAGTTCCGTTTGTGAAGGGTTTGATGAACGGCGTGATGAACAGGCTGAACGAGAAGGACAGCAAGGGCGAGTTGCGGTCCTTACTTGGACGCAAGTGCCGCTTTCCGCTTTGGGAGCCAGATGGTTTTGCAATGAACAAAGCTCTGCCGTTTGAAGATGCCGTCAAAACATATGGGGATACCGTCAGGTTGAAGAGGGCTTACACATATAAAGCTTTGAACCGCCTAATCCAAGCGTCAGCCGCTGATATGACCAAAAAAGCTATGGTAGATCTATATGAAAGCGGGCATCTGCCCCTTATTCAAA